GCATCTCTATAAATTAGAGGCATCAATAATATCAATTGATATTATTGGAAACATCAACAAGATCTGAGAAAGATGCGCTCAGACGCCTTCTTGTTGGAATAATAAATAGCGCATTGCGCTCAATTGTCAGAAATTAATCTGACAGCATCAAGATCTCCAGAACTTAGAGTCTTGGAATAATTGATACACTTCACAATCTGGTCATCACAATCATGAGGAGCTACGGTATAATACCGAAATGATTTTCGATGACGAGATATGGCAACTAAATTGTGACATGATCCAATTTCAGGTCCTTTCCCAGAATGCAATAAACCGGTTGTTTTCGACAATCTAAACATTATCACATTATCCCAGGTGTCACCTTGGGCTTCATGTGTTGTTTTTATATTGTCTTTAACAAATCCAGGTATTTTCATTAAGGCATCCTTATCAGCTCTCGTGTGAGTCATATATAATGTATTCTCAACACGAGGAATTTGAACCGCACTATTGATTGGACACAATTCAAGAGATCGCTCAACGCGACTCGCCGACTTCACTGTTTTCTTCTTGTAAAAGAAATTCTTTAAACAAGCAGTGGCATCGCGCGGACATCTATAAGTAGTGGTTTGAACTTCAATATTTCCACATAACTTATGATGTTGTACGCGAAACTCCGGCAACCTAGATATGAAGGGAACTTGCTCGGTATCACCAAGAGCAATCACTTCCTTTACTTGAGCTAAAGTTGCAGCAGCATAAATACAACCAGCATGAGTTAAAAAACATTCATCAAACAACAATCTGTCTGACGAGAACCAAGTTTTCAACATCAAGTAACTATCAACCGTGCGTATACGGTATTTCATCGCTTCCGCACAGTTTATCGTGGACTTCAACTCATCGGATGAACTTCGGTTACTTGTCAAAATTATGTCCGGATTAGCATCCATCCGAGCTAATTTCTTCAAGTGTGTCGTCTTCCCACAACCGGCTACTCCGTCAACGATAGTCACTTTGAAATTGGGATTCATTTTCAACGCTGCTTCCAATGCTGGGATCATGCGTTGTCCAGAATTGAACACGCAAGTATCATCGACAACTAAAATGTGGTATTTTCTCACAGACTGATAGCAGTTGTCGGAAAGTCCACCGTTACACCACTGTAACGTGACATATCCATCTTCGGTCATAGCTCGTTCGTACTGCGGTAAATCTCTATCATCAAAATACCACTTACGCTCAAAGGGAACATAAACTCTGATCGATTCATTTTTCCCTTTAAGAGCCCTGTAGGAATTTCGGTCCGTCGCAGCACGCCAATTCAAATACGTACCAATAGCACGTAAATTTCGAGTATTGACCATTTCGATCTCATTAAAATAGCTTATAGCTTCTTTAATAGAATCGGCATAAGGATTTACAACACTACTTGACAATCTCGAGTCAGACGCAATGATTGCTTCATGCGTTAAACTCAAGGAATTCTTAGCAGTTGTAAGTTTATCCTTGATGTCACAAAGGTCCAAAATCGGCATTAATCCATCCTCGATCGTTGGATCCTTTTCCAAAGCTTTCGCAATTGTTATCAAGGCAGAATCGCGAGCATCCAGGAAACTTTGTCTTTTCTCATCCTCACGTTTTTCATGTTCGACCATCTCCATGTGATTAACGAGCAACTCATTAACACACTCTTTCACGTTCAAACATGATGGGAATGCTAAATTTTCCATGAAAACATTCCAAACATCGGTCGCTTTCATGTGCGCCGGAACACCATCGACTAAATTGTAGTCGGAACCTGTGAGTGTGAGACCAAATATACGTTTAATATCGTATATTATCTCCTTTAACAAATTCCTGGGGTGAATTATAGATACATCATCCCGGGTTTTTGATATCGTTTTCTTACCAAACATGCGCAACCCAGCTGTCTTCACAACATCTCTAAAATTTGGGTCAACAAGACCAGCCTCCTTCATCAACTCATTGACAACATTGAACTCTTGTTTAATGTGTCCGTTGGTATCAATCTGGTCAACATTTTTCTCAACGCGTGTGGTAACAGCTTCAATACCCGGGGCAATCATACGATATCTCCATGCAGCCATCACATAAAATGTGACAGCTAAAGGAACATATTCTTCCAGATCAATTGGACTACCACTCCTCATAGTAATCCCATTGATCACAACATGGTTCGATGAAGAAGACAACATCGTGGCGATGTATTGAACTAAGGTCTCTGGATCCTTAGTTTTAGAATATTGTCGGAAAGCTGCCTCCGACACATATCGCACAAGATGTTCATCCATTAGTGCCCAGCGGATTTCAAATGGTTCAGTAAACCACTCTGCACTAATAGGAACCGCAAGTTTTACAAAAACTTTTTTGCGTAAAGACGACAACCATGCGCACGAAACATCCTGCATGGGCTTCAGGTATGCAGTCGAGTGACCATCAGTCATACTGAGCGTCATCTCAACAATGTATACTCCAGATAAACACGCGGTTCTCTCTACTCGAAACGAGTAGGTATCATTTACAGTGACTTGATTTGTAGTCATGTATTTTGCCAGCGTGTTAAAATCATGAGAGTAACTTAAACCTGGTGCATCATCGAAGTGAAATGAGATCATCGTCCGGAAATTCCCATCAGACTCCTCCACATCCACTTTCTCCCAAGTAACATTTAGGAGCGGTATATGACCTTTGTCATAAATCATCATGAGCGGATCCATCATCACTGATGCTATCAATTTCCTAACACCGCGGCGTACACAATGTGCAGCCACAGTGGTAATTGGAATGTCGCTGATAGAATGGATGGCCATGGCAAAGGGAGCTTTAACCTGGCACTCTTCAAACTTGTGACAGCAGAAGTCAACCGGTAATTCCCTGTGCTTCTTCTCAACAGAGGCAGCCAAAGATATATATCTATCGGTATGCCTCGCACCATCGCGCACATCTAAAATTGGGCAGCAAGAATGAACATTCGCTCTCCCTTGTTTTGCGTGAGTAACATAGTTACCACCCAAATCAATTATTTTTTCTGTGCGCGTGTTAAACCGATTGTATATATCTAGGGTCTCGCACACACGATGTGCGGCAGCAAAACTATGGGATGAATAACAAGAATCCCTAAAGACAATATCAAGTCCAGGAAAATTAGACTTTAGGGCATTCTTTTCATCAGGAGTCATGCGGAATCCCACATTTAACTTCTGGAAATCACCATTCGAGGTGTCCACTTGAGATTTCAATTCTCTCAAAGCAACCTCACCGAGGAATCTACCAACGTTGGTGGCTTCATCTGACCTCACATTGCTAACATAATCTGCAATTAGATTGTCAACACTAAGGGCAGGAAGACCAACGCGTCTCTCAGTGGGGTAATTGTTCAAATCCATTTTCAGGAGGTACTACTTTGAATACGAAGTAGAATAC